AGACAATCACATGAGTCATTAACCGGTAGAGATGGATACTCTGCATTCTATAAGAAAGACATTACTTTCTATCTATTAGGACCAGTAGGAGATAAAGTTGAACAATGGACTTTGAAAGGTGCATTTATCACATCAGCAAACTTCGGTGAGTTGGATTGGGCTTCAAACGACCCGTTATCAATTGAATTAACATTGACTTACGACTACGCTATCTTAGAATTCTAATTTAGAGTAAAAATTATAAAAAGAAGGGGATGCAGAAATGTTATCCCCTTTTTTATTTTTTAAAAAGTGTATATATATTATTAAACACAAAGTTATATTATGAACGAAAATATCGAACAACAAGTTACAAGAGGATTGGGTACACAACCACAAGAATACCAACAATTAAGAAAAGACTATCCATTCCCAACGGAAGTTATTAGTTTACCATCAAAAGGATTAACATATCCTGAAAGTAATCCATTATCAAAAGGTGAACTTACAATTAAGTTAATGACTGCAAAAGAAGAAGATATATTAACATCTTCAAATTTGGTTAAAAAAGGAATTCATTTAGATAAATTATTGGAGTCCGTTGTTGTAGAACCTGGTGTTAATATAAGTGATTTACTAATAGGTGATAAAAATGCGATATTAGTCACATCTAGAATATTGGCATTTGGTGCAGATTACGAAGTAACTATAAATGACCCAAATGAAAATGAAACTGTTAAGGTTATGGTTGATTTGTCAAAAATTCAAATAAAAGAATTAGATGAGTCAAAATTGAATAGAAATAATGAATATGATTTTATTTTACCAATATCAAAAACACCAATTAAATTTAAATTACTTACACATGGTGATGAACTTGCAATAAATAGAGATATTGACGCATCGGAAAAAACATTAAAGCAAGGAAATGAAATAACAGCCAGATATAGAAGAATTATAGTAGAAATCGATGGTAATAGAGATTTGGGTTTTATAAGTAATTTTGTGACAAATAGACTATTAGCAGGTGATTCAAAAGCCTTAAGAAAGTATATTTCTGAAATTACACCAGATTTAGATTTGAAATTTGATTACGAATCTCCGTTTACGGGTGATAAGGAGGCACTTCGTATCCCGTTCGGGATTGACTTTTTTTACCCTTCCGAGTAATTATTCCATTACACTACATCAGAAAATTTTTCAAATAGTCTATTATGCAAATGGAGGATTTAATTGGAATGATGTATACTTTATGCCTATTAAATTAAGAGAGTTTTATTGGAGAGAATTATTAAAAGCAAAAGAAGAAGAAAATGCTGCAATGCAAAATGTAAATAAATCAGTAAATGCATCTAAAACTAGAAGAAGATAATATTTATAACTATATACCAAAAATATGCCAAATAAAAGATTTTTAGTTAAAGAAGCTGGGTTAGTTGATTTTTTCAAAAGCTTTTTCAATGCAAAAGCAAAGGGGAAAGAAGCAAGTTTTATACAACAAATAAGAAAACAAAATCCTGAATTGGGTGATGTATGGTCTGATTGGAATGATAAGATGGATACAATGCTTAAAAATACAAAAAAAGATTTACAATATTACGACTTAGATACTACTGACATAGATAATGTTTTAAAAAAGTATAAATAAGCTAAATGGCTAAATCAAATAGGAATATACGTGGTGAATCTTCTGGATTAGAAAAGCAATATGAACAATTAGATGCACAGGCTTCGATGTGGAGAAAAATAAATGAAGCCAAAGAAAAAGGTATTGCTTATGATGAAAAATTACTTAAAGATTTAGAAAAACAACATATTAGTTATAAGAGTCTTGAAAAAAGATTAGACGATATTTTACGTGGATGGGATAAAGTTAATGATGAAGTAGATTCTTCTAATAAAAAGATAAAAGATACATTAGAAGATTATGATGATTTAGAAGATACTCTAACAAGTATTGGTTCAAAATTAGGTAAACAATCGGGTGAATATACTGCCATAAATAAAAAATTAGAAGGAACGAAAGCCTTTGTTGGTAGCATTTCAAATATTTTACAAAAGCAATCGGATTTATCAGAAAAACAAGTTGACCAGATAACATCTGCAACTAAAGGATATACAAATTTACAAACATCCATTGCAAGGGCTCAATCTTTACAACAAAAGGGAAAGATTACACAATCGGAGTTTAATGACCTTATTAAAAAATCTTATGATAATTTTGATTCACTAATAGATTCAATAGATGACTCAACCGAATCTGGTGCAAGATTAAAAGAAAGATTAAAAGAAGCCCGTGCAGAAGCAGAAACTTTTGCGAAGGCTGCAGAGAAAAGTGCATCAAATTTGGAGATGGTTAATACTGCATTAGATGAATTAGGAAGTTCAGGAATACCTGCAGCTTCACAATTATCGACTGTATTTCAAAAGATGGCCAATAAAGATATACCTGGAGTAAAATTGGCATTAACTGCATTAGGTGCAGCTTTAGGAAAACTTGCATATGATTATTTCGGTGCACCATTACAAGCTGGTATAAAGGCATCTAATGATATTAAAGAAAATCAAATAGAAGGTGCAAAAAATGTAGCACAGGCCCAAAATGACTTGAAGTTTGCAGGAATGAAAGCTGCACAAGATTTTGGATTTGAATTACGACAAATGGCCGCACAATTTAAGGCAGCATCTAAAACTGCATTTTTTGGAAACCAATTAGGTAGTGTTGGATATGCAGCTGATAAATTAATGTTAGCAGGAATATCCGCAGAAACAATTGCGTCAGCTACAACGGCTGCATCTAAAGCCGGTAGTGGCTCAACAAAATTGGCTGCAGATATGGCTATATTTGCAGAACGAAGTGGAATATCGGTTGATAATGTTGCTGACATACAAAAAGTATTTAAATTATTAGATAAAGTATCTGCAAAAACGGCGTTGAATATGACGCAGGGTACTAGAGCAATGGCAGAACAGGCGGGTTTAAATGTTGGCGATGTAATGCAAGAAGTTGCATCCGCATCACAAATTGCATTAGAAGCACATGTTCAAAGTGGAAAGGCTTTGGCAAGACAAGTTATTTATGCAAAATCATTAGGAGTTAGTTTTAATGATGTTGCTAAAGCTGGTTCAAATATGGTATTGAATTATAAAGATAGTATCAAAGCAGAAATGAGTTTATCGGCTATGCTTGGAAAAAATGTAGATTTATCCGAAGTAAGAGCTAAATTTATGGCAGGAGATACGGAGGGTGCACTGAGTTCATTGAAAGCAAAAGGATTGAAACCTTCTGAAATGAATATGTTCCAAAAACAAGCATTACAACAAGCTTTAGGTGGACTTGATTTAAATTCTTTAGAAGCAATATCAACACCTGGATATCAAGAAGATGTTAAAAAATTAGGAACAGGAGATAACTTAGCTGCATCAAATGCAAAATCTGCAAATGAGGCATTTTTATCATTAAAAAAGGCAGCAGAAGGTGGACTTAGAAGTGATAGTGCATATATAACCGCAGAACAGGCAGTGGTAGACGCAGCTTTACAAACAAAGATTACCGAAGAATGGTTGAAATCACCAGCTTATACTAACTATTTAGCTGAGATTCAAAAAATGGGAGTACAAAGAAGCATCACAGAAAATATAGGTGGTGCAGTTTCTGCAGCAGTTGGTGGTATTGCCGGAAATATGTTGGGTGGAAAAATTGGAGCAAAAGCAGGTGGTACTGTTACAAAAACGGGAACAAAAGTAGGAGCAAAAACTGTAGCAAAAACTGGAGCAAAATCATTAGGTAAAAGTCTTTTGAAAAAACTGCCATTTGTAGGACTTGGTATGGGTTTATTTCTTGCAGCAGAAAAAGCAATTGCAGGTGATTTTTCGGGTGCAGCGTTGGAAGCAGCAAGTGGAGGTGCAAGTATGATACCAGGTATTGGAACGGGTGCATCAGTTGGGATAGATGCATTGATAGCTGCTAAAGATATGGGTGCATTTAATAAAACTGAAACAAAAGTAAAACCTATTGTAAATTCTACTAGTGGTGCAAACCAAACACAATTACAATCTCAAAAAATTGAATCAGATAATGCAAAAAGAACACTAACGGAATCTCAATATGGTATAAAATTACAACAAGAAATGGTCGCAGTTTTAGGAATGAGTGCACAATTTTTACAACAAATAAGTGATAATACAACAAATGAGAAAGGGATAAATATCAATGGAAAAGTATTATCAACTACATTACTTAACCAAGCTCGTAGAAACTACGGTGTTGCAAGAACTGCATAATATTTGGAATAAAGATATTTATAACTAAATACTATATTCTTATATGGCAACAATACAAGATTTATTTAAATCACAAAAAAAAGAACTTTACGGAAAGACTGATGACATCAGAATTGAAAGTAGAGGACTGATTAATCCACAAAGAGGAGCTGCATTACTTGCATCATCTCCAAATGCTGTTGCAGATTTAATAGGAAATCAAATAGGTGGTGCAATTGGTGGAAGTGCAAATAGACCATCTGACACCATTTTTAAAGGAAAGGGAGTTTTTAATAAACCAATATCACTATTTAAAACACAAGAAGATTTAAGAAATGTAATCGAACCTGGTACGGATTATTTTGTAAAACAATCACCATCACCTGCATCAATTTTAGCAACTTTAAATCAAGGTGCATCCAATTTAGGAGGTGTTGCAACAAACCTTGCAATTAACGCCGTTACAAAGGGTGGTTTGAAAAATTTGACAAATTCATTAAAAAAACCAAAACCACAACCATACGATAATAAAAATAAATTTTCAAAAACCATAGATGTAAATAAAAAATGGGATATTGATTTGGTTCAAGATGTTGATAAAATTGAATCTGATAAATTAAGTGAGTTTATACAAAAATATACAGGCAAAAACCAAGTAATAGTTTTGTTTAAAAAATATGGTAAATCTACAACAATACCATTTGAAGGGACTATCAATGGGATTAGTGAAGATGTAACACCTGAATGGACTAATTTTAGATATATTGGTTCACCATTTAAAGTGAATAGATATCAAGGTGTGGAGCGTAGTTTGAAATTTAATTTAAAATTGTATTATCTAACTCCTGTTCAAAAAGAAAATATGATTAAAAAGATAAATTATTTAAAATCATTAGCATTCCCATATGATGAAATTTCTGAAATGAAATATGGTAGTGGAAATACGACACAATCATCACAATATGCATATTCTCCAAATTTGGTTTATTTATCAATTGGT